CCCGCTTCGGCGGGGCTTTTCTTTTGTTTGACTACAAGTATAACACAAGATACAGTACGGTTAATGAGACTTATACCGAAAAGGATTTTCCTGTGTCAAAATCAAACAATGTCATTGCTGTGTACGAGATAAGAAACACGATAAGTGGAAAGTTCTACATAGGTAGTAGCGGCAATTTGTATGAGCGCTGGAGAACGCATCGCACGAAACTGAGAAAGCGAACCCATCCCAACCCCAAGCTTCAATCCTCATGGAGTAAGCACGGAGAGAGCGCTTTTGCGTTTGTTAAACTAGCGGAATTTGACTGCACCGTAGCGATGGGGATAGCTGAGGAGGCTCTGATAAACGAGTTGTTCGAGGATCCCTTATGCTGCAACCTCTCACGTTGGTTCGACAGCCCCATGCGTGGCAGAACAGGGGAGGAGTCCCCAAACTATGGGAGACGTCTTTCTGAACAACAAAAGCAGGTGATACGCGAAGCAACTATTGAGCAGTGGAAAACCTCGGACCCACGCACGGGCAGAAAGCACAGCGATGAGACCAAGGAGAAGATCAGGACCAAGGTCCACGCTGCGTTAGCCGAGGGCCGCGGCGGCCGGTTCATCCCGACGGAGGAGACGCGCCAGAAGATGTCTGAGGGGCTCAAGGGGAACACCAATGCTCTTGGGCATGTGCGCTCGGCAGAAGAGCGTCAGGCGATTGCGGAACGGGTGACAGGTAATCAGAACTGGCTTGGTAAGTCCCACAGCGAGGAGTCGAAGGCCAAGATGGGTCAGTCTGTCAAAGCGATTGCTCCAGACGGGACAGAGACGGTGTATTCTAGGACCACGGCGATTAAGGAGGAGCTCGGCATCTTTCTTCCGACGGTTCAGCGCTCTGTTAGGTCAGGCAAGGCGTTGAGCCGTGGGCCGTATAAGGGTTGGAGGTTCGAGTATGTTTAAACCCTTTTCTTTCGAGGCCATTTCTTGTAGTGTGGGGACATCCCTGACAGCTGCATTGTGCGGCTGACACTTACCCCGACAGGAGATTCCAATGGGTACGACTTCATTTTCTGGACCAGTAAACTCGGCCAACGGCTTCGTAGGCGACATCACAGGTGATGTGACTGGCGACGTCACAGGCGCAGTTACAGCCACAACAGTAACAGCCACAGGCACTCTTACCGCAACAGCTACAGACAACGTCTTCGTTGTCCCGACATCGGACCCTAGCGTTGCTGGTGCTCTCTGGAATGATGGCGGAACGCTTTCTGTCTCCGCAGGTTAAGGAGATACAGCATGGCTGGATCAGACGTAAAATCCGGACACCTTCACGGCTCCGGTTACATCTACAAAGGACGCGCTAGAGTGCGTGCGCTCGACGTTGTTGGATCATCGTCTGAAGGCACTTTGGATATCTGGGACACAGACGTGCTCCCAGTAGCCGGAGAGTATGTTCGTGCAGCTACAACAGTCACTGTGACGGATGTAGGCCACGGCCTTGTGACGGGTGATTTGATTGGAATCACGTTCCTGAAAGACAGTAACGGCGTCATCGCTACTCCAGGCAACTACGAGATCACTCGTGTTGACGCCGATACCTTCACCTTGACGGACATCAACACAGGTACGATCACGGGTGACAACGACTGCTACTATGTCCACTCTACAACAAACGGGCAAACTGCAAGGTGGTTGTCTAGCTACCATACCAACGCTAACGACATTTACTTCAACGGGTTCAACTTCCCTGACGAAGGTCTGTTAGCGCGTAAGGGTATCTATCTCCGAGCAGAGAACTTGGTTTCGATCAACGTGTACTACTCGTAAAACAAGCTCGGCTCCTATGGGGGGCCGAGCTTTTCTGCTTGGATATCTCAATGGCCAAAGTCGACAAGGATAAGATGAAGTGCAACAAACCTCGCCGGCAGACGTCTGGTGGCAAGAAGTTTGTTGTGAAGGCTTGTGACAAAGGCAAGGAAAAGATCGTTCGTTTCGGCGATGCCAACATGACGATCAAGAAATCCAATCCAGAGAGGCGCAAATCGTTCCGAGCACGGCACGGCTGTGACAAGGGAACCCTAGATAAACTGAAGGCCAAGTATTGGTCTTGCAGCAAGTGGTGAGCAGAATGAGTAACGTGCAGATAACAGCTGAAGAGCTAGAAGCAATGCTCGACCGGTCCGCGAAGCGAGGAGCGAGGGCCGCGCTTGAAGAGCTTGGCTTGCACGACGAGAGTGCTCCCAAGGATCTGGATGAGTTGCGAAGCCTGTTGTCCGCATGGCGTGATACGCGCAAGGCTGTTTGGCAAACAACTGTTCGACTGGCCACTGGTGGTCTGCTATTATTCATAGCAGGTGCAGTGTGGATGTCGTTCAAAGACAACGTGGGACAGTAATATGAACCGCACCAACATGGCAAAACAAGTGATGGAGCCTCCGATGAAGAAGTGTTCAAAGACTAAAGGCGCAATGAAAAAGGGCTACATGAAAGGTGGCTCTGTCAAAGCGGGATATAAAAAAGGCGGCACGGTCGATCAGTCGATGTGCAGCCCCCGTAAGCAAATGGCTATGGGTAAGAAGTAATGGCTAAGAAGCCTGGTCTGTATGCCAACATTCAAGCTAAGAAGAAGCGGATAGCCGCAGGCTCTGGCGAGAAGATGAGGAAGCCCGGCTCTAAAGGGGCGCCAACTAACAAGGCGTTCAAGCAGTCGGCCAAAACGGCGAAAAAGAAATGACAACATCGGGCTCACGAGACTTCAACCTCGACGTCGCAGAAGCGATTGAAGAGGCCTATGAGCGTATCGGACTTGAGATGCGTACGGGCTACGACGCCAAGACGGCTCGTCGCTCGATGAACATCATGTTTGCGGAGTGGGCCAATCGGGGCCTGAATATGTGGACGGTGTCGACTGGCACAACCACTGTGACGCAAGGCACGGCGCAATACACTCTTGCAGAAGATGTCGTCGACATACTGGACATGGTGTTGCGTCGCGACGGCACGGACTATGAGATGGCTCGGATCAGCCGTAGCGACTACCTGGACTTCCCGAACAAAACAGACCAGGGCCGCCCGTCTCAGTTCTATTACGACCGTCAGATCGCACCTGTGATCAATCTCTGGCAGACGCCAGAGAACAGCACAGACCAGCTGGTGTATTACTATGTGCAGCGTATCGAGGACGTCGACAACCTGACCGACACCACGGGGATCCCGTTTCGGTTTTACCCCTGCATGGTTGCGGGCTTGGCCTACTACCTCTCTGTTAAGCGGGCTCCAGAACGCGTGCAGATGATGAAGTCAATCTACGAGGAAGAGTTTCAGCGCGCTGCTAACGAGGACGAGACTCGTGTAGGGTTGAGGCTTGTTCCAAGTGCTCGCTCGATGAGGGTCTGAGCTATGGCTTTTGCTTCCGACAAAAACGCGTATGGGATCTCTGACCGGTCTGGTTTTCGTTACCGCCTGCGCGATATGCGCAAGGAGTGGACGGGTGCGCTTGTCGGGTCCGACGAGTATGAGGCGAAGCACCCGCAGCTCTACCCTCCAAAGGCAGGCCCGGATCCGCAGGCCTTACGCAATCCCCGCCCTGATCAGCCCGAGGCGCTTCAGGTCTACGTGGATGTGCCGACAGTAGAGGCACCTAGCCTTGTGAGCGTTCGTATGATAGGTAAGGCGGGACAGGTTACGGTGGTGACAACATGAGCTTTACATACGGCCAACTCAAGCAGGCGATTCAGGATTACTCTGAATATGACGAGACCACTTTCGTCAACAACATCCCTTTGTTTATCCGCCAGGCTGAAGAGCGCATTCTCAAGCAGGTGCAACTCAGCTTGTTCCGTAAAAATGCTACTGCGTTTTCTGACAACGGGAACCCATATTTGGCTGTTCCGTCCGACTTCTTGGCACCGTACTCTTTGAGCTACCGCGGCAGCAACGGCGACCGTAGTTTCTTGGACTTCAAGGACGTGTCTTTTGTACAACAGTACAATCCCGACACCACCACTACAGGCACGCCGAAGTACTACGCTCAGTTCGACGTCGACTACTTTCTCTTGGGTCCGACGCCTGATCAGGAGTTCACCATGGAACTCCACTATCTGTATCGGCCTCAGAGCATCACTGAGCTTTCGGACGATGGAACGACCTGGCTCAGCACAAACGCTGAAATGGCCATGCTTTACGGATCCCTTTTGGAAGCGTACATTTTCATGAAGGGCGAGCCTGATGTCCTGTCGCTTTACGAAAAGCGCCTGCAGGAATCCATCGTTGGAATTAAACTTCTGGGCGAAGCCAAGGAAACCACAGACCAGTATCGCACTGGTCAAGTCGTGAGGCCCAAGACCTGATGTTCAGTTTAGACCTTAGTGTAAAGCAAGACGCTCCTCTCGTTGGTGTTCGCGCAACCAATAACAGGGGGTTCACTCCCGAGGAGCTTGCTGCACAGTGCGCGCAGAAAGTTGTTTCAGTGGCTGACACTGCACCTC